ATAATCTATTAACTCTAAATGGGTTTGTGGGTCATCCCAAAGCCCAGCATCAGGATTTGTGTTAGATTCATATTGCGAACCTTTACCATCACCAACACCATCATCTGAATAAAAGCGAGCAGCCGTTCCCAAATATGGCGGGTCTGCAATTGCTAATCTAGCCATTTATTCCACCCCCTCGGGTAATCTCCATTGACCAGTTGTTTTGCTCATTACATACCAAATTGGTGGACAACGATCACCTTTTGACGCACCGCGAACTTCGCACATTGCACCTTGCCAGGCTTTACCTGCTGCGCTAACGCCGTTCTTAATGTTTCTTGCTCCATGCGAACAAGTAGGGATTGGCTCAGATTCTCCAAATGTTTGTTGCACTAATTCAGCAGCCTGTTCTAGTGATACTGGCTCTGGTGTTGGTTCTTTACCAACAAATTCATCCCATGAGTTGTTGATTGCTAATGGTGCATTTGCAATTGCTTCACTTGCTTTGTCATTTGTTACTCGTGCGACTTTTGCCATCTCTGATTGACTTGCTCTCTTGCCTTTTGCTGCATAACCTGCATTTGCAAGCGCCCTGCCAATTGCTGAAGTTTCGCAATTCTCCAGCGCAGAAGTCGAATTAACACCGCGATCAGTAATCTTCTCTTCAGCGTATCCCGTTGAGAATGGGAAACTATCCGCGAAAGTGCGGTAAAGAGCCGCTCTGACAATAAATTGACCATTGATAAAACTCTCCATAACTGTATCGATTCGGAAATCAGGATAATCTGCAATAAACTTTTCTAATCTTGATTCAACTGTTTCATATTGACTTAAATCAAATGCCATTGAGTTCCCCCTGGGTTATTCCATATCGCTCTTGTGCGAATTGGATTTGTTGTTTTAGGTCGAAATAAGTTCCATCTGCCCATTTGCTTGAATCTACTGCGCATTCCTGACAGTAATGGCGTGGAATTTTTGATGATCGTGGCAGTTCTGAAATGATTGTCCAGGCGGCTTGCACCTGTCCTTTTGGATTTGTAGCCCCAAATTGGTATTTGTGGTAATCGCACCAGATACCTTTTTTGGCATTAACCAGCATCAAGATCATCCCAATCCATCGTTGCCAATTCTCCTGCAATAGTGGCGTAGTTGATAATGTCGAAGTAACTATCTTTGTTTTCTGCTTGCTCCGATAAACGACTGACTTTGAGGAGTAACATACAGATTGCGACTTCGTGAGGGTCGATTGGATAACCGAGATATTCTGACCAGAGTTTTGCGATACGCAGCATAGAAACATTTGGTGATCCATATTCAATATCTCTAGTAACTGCGATGAGTTGAGATTGTCTAAGGAATTCATCGCGTTTCATCGATTGTTGTTCATAGGAATACGCATGAGCGAACGCCCAGCCATCCATCCTTCTCGTTTGCCATTATTAAAACCAGCCCAATATGCAGCAAATGCGGCTAGTGGTGGGCAAGTAATAGCCACCAATACTGCCAGGGCGTTTAGTTCTTCCATGATTACTCCCGAATCTATCCACAAGGGTTGTGAATAAGACAAGGGTTTCACGCTTAGTAGGTTAAATCAACCTCATAGTGGCATATTTTGATAACGATTTGATAACGAAATCCTCTTCAAATCCAAGCCATTCTTCGCCGCAACAGGACTCAGCCATACCTTTTGCCTTCAAATACAAACGATCCATCCTTCTCTATATGGACAATTGTGTTAGTTACTGTCTTTTTGTCCACATAGAACACGGCAAACGCCTGTTGCCAGTTGCCTGTTCCCTTCATATATCCAGCCTTGCTGAATTGCATCAAGTTGCCTACTTCGACCCCACGCAGAACACGCCCTAAAACGCCCCCAGATGCCTCTGTAAAGGCCGATTGGCCTGCCCTGTGAGTGTGTCCACATACCACGCTCTTGCCATGCTTACGGGCGGCATCTAGGGCGGTTAAACCTGGTGTGGGCTTCACGCTGCCCTCATCGCCGTGAATGGCTATCCAGTCTGGTGCAAACTCCAATGGCTTGCGATGGAATTTAATGCCTAGTTCATCTAGTTTCATGAACTTTTCAAACTTTAATTCTGGTAATGCTAGGAATGCTGGGATTTTCTTCATTATGACATTGTAAAGGCGGTCAGTGTGGTTTGACCGAATCATGTCTGTTACCTGTAAATCCCACAATATCTCGACAGTCGCATCACGATCACTTCCCAGTGATTGCTCGAACCATCCTGGGGAATTTTCTGACCAACGCGAGATTTGGGGTAGGTCAATTTCATCTCCGATTGTAATGACTTGATCTGGCTTGAATCGGCGAATAAACGATGCAACATTTCTAACTGCTCTTTCGTCATGATAGGGAACTTGCAAGTCCGATATTACGACAATTTTCTTCAAGGTTAATCCTCGTCATCCTCGTAGTAACCAGGTTGGTCTGGCAGCCAATTAGGGGTTGGAAGTATTGTTGCTGGATAGGTTTGGGGTGCAGTTATTAAAAAGAGTGCATGATCGCAACTGAATCCTGCTCTTCTCAGGCTTTTGTAATATTCATTTAGGCCGATGCAGTATTGATCCAGGGCTGAGTAGTCTGTTACATCGATGACTTTTCTTCTGGCCATAGTTAAATTATCGCTCTAAGAGGATATTGTAAATCTCATCGACACGCGAATTTAATCGTTTAATTTCGCCCAGCAAATGAGTAATGACATAACCAGACAAGCCACCTATTACTGAAACTGTTGCTACATAAAGCGTAAGGAAGTCTTGTTGATTCATTTTTTAGGAGTTGCGTATCCAAATACGCCCGCGAGAACTGCAAACAAAATTGTGCGGTAATCGACATCAAAATTAGAACCTGCCCAGGCTGCAAGGAATGCGCCAAGGGTTAAGACTATTGGATTTTTGATATTCATTATTCTCCTAGGATTGGTAAGTTGAACTTGCGTTTGTCTTGATCTCCCAGTGGTGTGAAACTGATATGAATATGGCTGGTGTGTGGATCAATACCAAAATATTTACGCCACTTCCAGAACAAGATTCGACTTGCTATTTTGCGGTTAAAAATTACATAACTTATTCTCTTGTCGGTCTTGCCCAGGATTCTAAGTTGATTTGCCAGATAGTGTGCGTTATTGGCTGCCCCACCAAGGTCAGAATCAACATCGATGGCACGAACAACCCCCGTCGGTGCAGCAGGATTATGATCCGACTTAGTTGCTGCATGGCGTGAATCTCCGATCCATCCATCCGAACGCTTATCTCTATCTGGGAAGGAAAAATTTATTTGCCTTCTAAGAGTTTCAGCAGACTTACTTAGAAATGGTTTCATCAATTATCTTCGGTGGGTCTTTCGGATAAACTGGGTCTGGCTCGCAGTATTGTTGAATGAATTCATCTGTATCAGGATCATAAGAATCACCTGCGCCAGCAAACTTGCCACGAATCTTTGAATTGTAGGAAGTCTGAATCCAAGTGCCGCCAAGTTTCAAAGTTTTAGCGCAATAATCTTGACCCTTTTTTTCAAATTCATCTGGAATCACAATTACTTGAATGACTTTGTTATCTTTATCTATTTGTGCAAAATGAGCCATTATTGATACCAACCTAGTCTAATAAATCCTGAACCACCATTACCACCTGCATAACCCGTTGCTGCGTTATTTGCAGTTCCCCCGCCACCTGAACCAGTATTAGCAGTTGCGTTACCACCTGTTGCATTTCGCGTCGCTATTCCAGAACCGCAAACTCCATTAGGAATGTAACCCGCTCCGCCCGAAGGCCCACCATTGCCACCACCGCCAAGTCCATTGATACCTGGTCCTACGAAACAATATGAACCATTTTTTCCACCTGCCGAATTTATTGTTCCTGCTCCGCCCATTGGCGCTCCAAGGCTTGGAGCAATTTGTATCGGCATACCACCAATTGATCCACCCGCTCCGCCCTGACTTGCGCCAGCATCGTTCCCAGCACCTCCGCCACAACCCCCCGATAAACCCGAATTTAGATACGCTCCCCCGCCACCCCCGCCTGTTGCAGTAATAGTTGTGAGTGATGATATAAATGCGGAATTACTACCACTAGCACCATTGTTTAATCCAATTGCCCCACCAGCGCCACCACCGCCAATAGTAATTGTTACTGATTCTCCTGCGGTGCATGAAGCAGTGCGCTTAAAATATCCACCCGCTCCACCCCCGCCCGAAGCCGATCCCGAAGTTGTCGAAATTGCCCCGCCACCCCCGCCACCCCCGATAATCTCAACTTCTACTGCATAAACTCCTGCTGGAACTGTCCAGGTAGTTGAAGCATTAAATTCTTGAATCTTCCATTGTCTAACATTTGGATAAACTGATTGGCTCATTAGGCAATTTCCGTTCCGAACGCATTGAACGAAAGATTTGCTGAAGAACCATAGACACGAAGTTTGTCGGTTGTAGCCATAGTTACGCCAAGAGTAAGAGTAATAAAACCTGATCCTGGAACTGTTGTGTCATAAACCAAATAATCTTTTGTTGCAATTGCCGCTCCTGCTAAGGATTGAGAGATTCTGAAAGTTGCATCAGTAGCAGCGCGATTGGTAATAGTTATTGTTGAAACAATAGCCGAAGTCGATGCTGGAACTGTGTAAAGATCAGTGCTAGTTGTCGCTGCTGGTGCAGCCTGACCAAGCGTTTTGTAGGTTGTAGTTGCCATGATTTATGCTCCCATGAGTAGGAATGGATGAGGGATAACGCCTTTGAAGTTTTCAATTGTATTGACTGTTGAATCGATGGCATTGCCAAGGGTTCGCATCGCCAGTGCGCCATCTTTCACATAAGCGGTATTGTCTGGTTCAGCCCAGCCATAATTTGGACTAGTAGCCATTGTTCTCCTTAGTCATCATAGGTAACCCATTCTACCGCAGGATTAACTCCCGACCATATATCGGCGGCATTAACATCTTGCCATCGTGTCGGAGTTACGGAGTATGAGTAATCGCTTGTGCTTAGTGTTAGCGACATTTGGTATCGGTTTATTGAAAATGAGTAGCCTTCAACAAATCCTCGGTAAGTAGTGTTTTTGATTGGGATTGGAAGACTGGAAATTTGAATTGGTTCGCCCATTGCCATTGCAAGGAACTTATCGCGATTGGCATCGCTTATTACGCTTGAATCAACCTGGACTGTAAATGAGGAAAGTGAGGTTCTTGGATAGGCACGAAGGGTTACATATCTATCAGCCTGGACTTGAGCATCCGCAGCATCATGAAGTTCTGTATCAACTGACGCTGCAACAATTCCATAAGTTGCCTGGCTAGTTAAATCATCTGCTGATTCTGATCCTGCTCGATAAGTAACGCTGACTGCGTTTGTTATATCTGCCAAAGTTTTTTGGCTGGCGATGCCACCCCAAAGAATATAAGACTCAGGAATTGTTAAATAGCCATTATCTCTTGCATCTACGAATCGATGGGATTCATTAGCAAACCCAACTTCATATCCTGAAGTTTCATAAATATAACCAAAGGCTTGTGTTGCATAGGTAGCAGCCAGAGAATAAGCATCTGTAACTGGTGGAGTTGTTGCCATGAATTCATAAACGCCAGGAGTATCAACTACATCGATTGAAGCACCAGCATCGGTAAAGATTCTGGTCATGCGAACATCATCCATCTCTTTAGCCCAGGCACTGCCGCCAATAATCTTTCGGCTCATATCAGCAAATGGACCAACGGCAGTTATGGTTTGAATGGCAGAAGTAGCGACTGACCCTGAAGCATCGATTGTGTTATCAACGCTGGTTATCTTGCCTGTAAATAAAGTTACATCTGTTCCTGCTGAGTTCTTTACTTTGACGATGACAACCTGGTTCATGTCGAACCCATGATCAGTGCCAGTAGTATTTAAGATTGAAATGCTGGCGAAACTAGCGCGAGCCTGTTCCCAGATAGAAGTGCGACCATAACCAATTGAAACATTCCACAAAGTTAAAGAAGTGTGGGCAACTCCATTGATGACTACTGTCGGCTGAGGATTCCAGGCGGTCATGCACCCACCAATAACGATGAGCCTACGCGGTTAAATGAGCCGCTGATTGTTGCTTCACGATTAAGAATATTGGCTATTTGGCGAGCAGTAGATATGGGATCGATTGCGCCATTGACTGTGATATTTACTGTGTTGCCACCCATTGAACCATTTGGAATGATTGTTCCGCTGGTTGAAGAGGTAAAAAGTTCTGGACCATTCTCTCCAACTAAGTAAGTTGTGCCAGCAGATACTGGACCACCAGCAGCGCGACCGCCGCCAAATACCCCAGCGATGCCTTGGGTTACTGGATTGTTTCTAACAAAATTTACAAACGCCACAATTGCTTTATATGCCTTATCAATAATACTGACCAGGCTTGAGAAGAATCCGATGACTCCACTGATTGCCACGCCTAGAACCTTGAATGCTGCTCCTAGAACTTCACCAATGAATGGTGCAAAATAAGTTTTTACAAACTCAAAGATAGCCTTGACGAATACAAAGAACTTGCTTAATTCGGTTGAGTTTTCTCCTACGGCTTCCGAAACTTTTGAAAATGCTTCTCTAATGCCTTCAATAATTGGAGAGAAGAAACCTTTGACAAACTCCCAGATTGATTTCAAAATAGGTAAAACATTTTCCTTAAGGTTGCCAGCAAAACTTGAAATTGCTGGGATTGCCTTATCAACAAATAAAGTAACCATTGGTGTAATGGAATCCAGGATAAACCCGCCTACTGTTTCCTTGCCTTCATCAAATGCAACGCTTAGGCGGCGCATCTTTCCATCGAAAGTATCGGCTTGAACTGAAGCCTGGTCTTTGAAAGTTGCAGATAAAGATTGAGTTACTTCATCAAAAGTCATTGATTTTAGTGTTGCTTTATCAATACCAGTTCCCAGTTTGCCAAGCGCAGCAGTGTTGCCTTCATGGGCTTTCGCTAACGCATTGGTAACTGATTCAAGAGATTTGCCAGTGCCAGCAGCAATGTCTAATGCAAGGGTTTGAAGTTTCTGGGCTTCTGCAACATCCTTAGTTGCACGAACCAAGCGATCTAGTGAAGGTCTAAGTTCTTCATCGGTAACGCCATTGGCTAAAGAAGTTTTAAGAATATAATCTTCGGTTGCTGCAATTGTGGCATCTGTTGCGCCTGTAACATTCTTGAGTGAAGCGGCTAAGCGTAACTGCGCGGCTTCATCTTCGATGGCGGCTTTGACCCCATCTACGGCTAATTTGCCAGCATAAGCAACGGCAGCAGCACCAGCGGCAAGGAATGCAGCACCAGCAATTTTGCCAAACTTTGAAATCTTATCGCCGAAGGATTGAACTTCTGACGATCCTTTATTAAGGCTGGCACTTAGGTCTTTGACTTCACCAAGTATCGCTAGTTTAAGCGTTCTGGAATCAGTAGCCATTATGCAAACTCCTTAATAATCTTTGAGAATGCTTCTTGCCATTCTTTAATAATATAAGGCTGGGCAGCCTTAAGTGTAGGAAATATGAAGTAACCAGCATTTCCGCGCCCTAGTGTTGGTGTTCTTTTTGGGAACTGTTTGAATCGGTTAGAACCGAATTCCATTCCACCCCATAGGCTTTTGGTAGTTCCACCGCCAGAGAATCTTTGACTGGCAAACCCAAGGCTTATTTCGCCTACCTTGGAACTTTTGGAAACCTTGCCATTGTCAGCAATTCGGGTTGCAACCTTAGTTGCCACTGTTCTAGTGCCAGCGGCTTCTTTAATCTTTCCCAATGCGTAATCTGCTAGAGCGCCAGATACCTTCTTGGCTTCATCGATAGCAGTTTGATCCATTGCTTTGAAGGCTTTGATTACTTCTCGGATTTCACTCCGATTGTAAGCATCAACTTCTGCCTGGTTCATTACGCTCCTTCAATATCTCAATCGCGGTAAGAATGTCCTCGGCAGTTTCCCATTCCCTCATCGGGATATGAGTCGCTATCGCTAACTCGACAAGAAGTCGATTTATACTTCCGCGCTTATGGCTTTTGGGTCATCATCGCCAACTTCAAGATTCGTAATGCCTTCCATCCAGACATCAAGCGTCTTAGTTGGTTTTCCTGCGGCTTCTCGCTTATAGGCTGAATGAGCGACAAATAAGATATCCCACATTCCAGCAAACTCCTGGATGGACTTCTTTGTTGCCATTTCCCATTTTGCGAAGTCTGGTGGATAGGCTACATAAGTTGCACTATCCCCAGACACGAACTCGACTGTTATTGACTTTTTCATTTTGCTCCCTGTTTAGTTTGTTACGAGAAGTTCTCTGTTGGTGTTCCAACTACAAGCATTGACCATGAATCGGTTTGCGCTCCTGGTGCTGCGCCGCCGACTGCTGGAAATACTGGAAATGCAGTTCCTGTAAATACTGCGCCAGTTGTTGCAGTAATTGAATAAGCAAGAGCAGTGTTTGGTGCGGTTTCAGCCGCAGTCCACATTGCTTCAAATAGTGATGATGCAACACCCCAGTCAGCAAGAAGTTCGATTGCAAGTGTCCACTGATCGTCAGTGTGCTTATAAGCCTTGCCATCTAGTGTCTGATAGGTGTCGATTACTGGTGAGTTTGTCAAGGTTACGCTAGTTGTTTGCGCATCGTAATTTACTGTTGCGATGCTGAAAACTATGTCGCGACCTGTAATGACTGTTGTTGGCATTTAGGTTATCTCCTTAGTTGGTTTGCGTGTAATAGGTAGACACGCTTATATCTGCGACAAGCAAATTGCTAGCGCCTACTTGTGTGACTGTTGGTCGTTGAACTGCTCCTACTTCATACCCTGCTGGGATTGCAGAAACAACACTTATGATTAACTGCTCGATATTGTCGAGCGATGCTGGGTTGGAGTTATACGCAACACAGACTGTGATTGTGTAATTAAGTTTGCAGTGGAAAGATGATTTTCCAATTGTATTAAATTCGATATAAGGTGAATCTGGAACAACCACAACCGCAGGCGGAATAACTGCCTCTGGAACATAGGCATACACATTGCCAGCAACGCCAGCAAGTGCAGTTGCTAAAGGTTGTCTAACCGATGAAAGGATGGTTGATGCGGTCATTGAACAATTGACTCTACATCTATATACGGCCCAAGTAAGCCTACGCAGCGGTTAAATAGTGAGCGCCCCATCCGATACGGAGTTGGTGTGAAATCCACACCTTCGATTTGGCCACCAGGAGCGACTCTGGATTGAAAGACTTCAACTGAAACAACCAAGACTGCTGATTCGACTGCTGAAACTCCAACATAAGTTGAAGCGCCTGAAAGTGTGGCAAGGCCTGAAGGAATTACATTTTTAGGAAGAACATTGGCACTAACAAGTGTGGCTTCAAATTCGTAATCTGAAGGAACTGCACTAATTGTTACTGTTGCATTGAATGGTGATCCGCAACCAGTAACCACAACTGATTGACCAAGAGAAAATTCGTGGATGCCTAGCGTGTGATAAGTAGCGACATTATCTGTCAGCGATACTTCATCGATTGGTTGGGCATATCTTGTGAGCATAGGAAGAATCACTTGCTCAGCAGTGTCAATAATATCTGTTAAATAAGCGTCATTATAAAGAGCGGTAGATACGCCAAGAATTGAACGCAGTTCTGCAACTGTTACGATCGATGCCATATCTACCTCTCTAGTTCTGCTGGGTGAGTCGGGAGCAACCCACCCATGATTAGTTTTTTGTTACGCTACTGCTAGGAAACGGAATGCAGTTGGGTAACGATTAACAACTGCGCAATATCCATAAAGTCCAATATCAAGTTGTCCATTTGCAACTACCGCAGTGCGAAGTTGAATTTGGCTTGACTCGTGGAAGCGCATTGCGTTTGAAGGATAGACAAGTGCATATTTAGAACCTGCATCGTTGCCTGTGTAGTTAGGATCAACGATAAGTGAAAGTCCAGCAACTGTTCCAGCAGTTGAACCTTGTGAGATTAAGCCGTTAGCATTTTGTGGTGCTGCGGCTGCGAAGATTGGGCGACCAGTCGAATCCACTGCACCAAGTAGACCAGAGAAGTCAATATCATTAACTCCGCCACCTGTTGCAACTAGCAAGCGGTTTGGTGTCATGCGCATTACGCCAAATGAATCAGCAATACCATCTGCAATTGACTTGTAGATTGTTGATCCTGTTGATCCTGCTGAGTTTTGTGCAGCAATGTTTGCAGCATAAGCATCTGTCTTTTGTGCGTATGACGCAGCGAGTTCTTGAATATAAAGATCAAGAAAACTTGGGTCTGATCGGTCCACAAGTTCTACATCTAGGCGACCAGCACCTGCGAACTTAACTACTGTATCTTCCTGGAAAGTTACGGCAGTGTCAGTTGATGAGAATTCAGCACCTTCTGCGGTTAGGGCGACAGTCGCCTGCGCTCCGAGTTTCGGCGTGAAAATCTTCATGCCAGACGCTGGAAGTGGTGCAGTTTCGATGCTTGAAATGAATGGGCGTGAGTTGTCAATAATTCCGATAACATCGCGAAGATAGTTTGGTGGAACCATGCCTGTGTTTTCTGCAACTGTTGCAACTTGTAGTGCTGCGATTAGATCGCGAGCATCTGAGTCGCCGCGTGATGCAGCCAATTGAGCCTTGGCAACTTGACCAGCGCTTACATTTAGATTAACGCGTGGAGATGAATACATAACTGGCGCAGATGCGCTGACAGTTACTTCTGACTTTGCAGCCTCTACCGCTTCGGTAGACACTGACTCTTGAGCGGTTTCGGACACTAGGTCTTCTCCTTCTGTTTTAGTATCTGAATCGGTTGATTCAGAAATTTCGGTTTCTGCCGCTGCGACTTCACTGACGCGGGCTGAGTCGATGGCTGGATCGGTTACCAGGCTGGTTTCTATCATCTGAGATGAAGAGATAACCATTGTGCCTTCTTTGTTATCCCATTGGTTTAACTTAATTCCAACTGAAAAACCATCGCGCAAACCTTCTGCGGCTTCTAGCAGTGAATCATCGCCAGCAATAGTGCCAGCAATTTTAAATGATGCTTCAATACCAGTATCAGTTACTTCATAACTTGTAAGTTTGCCAATTGGTCTTGTGCGATCATGTTCTAAAAGTAATTTAACATTCTTAGGAATTGTTATTGAATCTTTTGCAAAAACTGTTTTACCAGCAGAAGTAAAACCTTCTTCGCCCCAGGTTACGATGCGACCTGTAAGAGTTCTGGTTTGTGTATCCGCTGCGGTTAGCGTAATTGGTAGATTTACTTTCATTTAAGTAGATCCTCTTCCTCTCGAATTTCTTCAACGCTCATTGCGCCGATTCTGTTTAGGATTTCATAGACTTGTGCGCGTTCTAAGGGATTGCCTCGAAGGAATTCATCTAGTGAGAAACGCACATAATTTCCAGCGCCCACGAAGTCTGGTTGGCTTAGGCGTTGCTCTATTGCAAGAAGAATGTTGCGACCGCCGAAGTCAATTAATGAACGGCGCTCATTGATTGCGTTTGAATAGGTCATTGATGTTGATTCGGCGGAAGCAAAGAAGGCTGGAATATTTAAGGCCCTGCAAAGTTCCAGCGCCACATATTGCCTGGCCTCATTTAATTGTAATTTATTGGGATCAATACCCATTGCTTGCAGTTCGACATCGGCATTTAAGAATGCAGTGCTGCGATTAGTTCTAGCAACACGCCATGATTCAAGAAGTTTAGAAATTCTTTCGGAAGTTAAGTTTGTGCCATTAGATTTTAGAACCATCATTGGCACTGGTTCTTTTGCAAATTGTTCTGCTGCATTTTCTAATGCAATTGCTGCTCGGATAGTTCTGCCAGCGCGATTTAGAAAACCTTCATCAAGTCCGTTGAATACTACAAGAGAACCAACGCCAAATGGTGGAACTTTCTTATTATCAACTGAGTAGCCAATAATTTCAGTTCCAAGTGAATTTAATTCTGGCAATACGCGATCTGGTGAAATGCGTGTCCATTCTTGAATGCGACCATCTGCATACATGGACATTATCATTCCGTAAGATACGCCCAGAAATAATAAATCTTCCGCGACATAACTGTAAATTGCAGAACCAGGAACGCGTGGATCAGGTTGATTGATTACGCGATTTGGTTCGACATGAGAACCAGTTGATTTAATATATTGCTCAAGTGGAAGTGTTGCAAGTGAACACAAAATGTTTCTGCCGCGAGCAATTGTTGGAACTGCCATTGCTGACGCTCTTGATGCAGTTGATACTGGATAAAGCCAATTGTTAATGATGCCATTGTTAGGCGCAGGATATGCAGCCGCGTCAATAGTTATTTCGGCTGGTGCAGTTGTTGGAAGAAAGAAGTCTTTGATTCCCATATAGTGGACAAGTATATCACTATTCGAGATTAACCTACATAAATATCAACTTCCGATTCTGGTCGTGTTGCGAAGTGGGAAACCATTGCCATTGCTACTGCCGCGCAGATAGTGGAGTTGGAAACCTTGCGGCCTAGATACCAACCACCATCTTTGAACGGAAGTTTGACCGCTGATAGAACTTGTTTGGTGAATTCCTGCTGGTGCGTATGAATCAACCTGCCGCTTGTAATTCCAGACTGCATCTCGTCGCATGACTGTCCATAAACTGCCCCATCAATTGGAGTTGTTGAAATTCCTGCTGGTGATAAGCGCGCCGCAACTGCGCCAGAAGTTTGTCGGCTATAAGCAACAGTTGTTGTTGGATATTTACGAACCCAAACTGCTAAATCATTAGCAAGTGCCTTGTCATCTATCGCAACTGCGTTTTCCCATGTCTGCAATAGAACCACAATAAATTTATCGCCCTTTTGTTGGGCTGCACAAAGTGCTCCCGCCCTTCGGTCTGGTGATAAGTCAATAGCCATCCAGGTTTCTTGATCCTGGTCTAGTTCTGCTGACTCATCACCACACGCATCCCACAATGACGGATTTATTGCAGGATTTATCTGGGAAACCCATTGACATAAAACTTCTGTTCTTACAATTGATTCTTCATCGTTGAGAATGGCTCGAAGGTTATCTGGATGAACTGTATATCCGAGGCTGGGGTTGGAATAGCGAACCGCTTCCCAGAATTCAGGCGTGTCGCCAATTTGCACTTCCATTGGTGCTGACCATTCAAACCAACCTATCGGATCATCACTTCCAGCAGCAGCAGCAAGTCCTCGCTCTCTCATTCTGTTCAAAACTATCGAATGCTGGTCGCCAGCGTTTGAATAAAGTATCGCCATTGGATTCTTTGAAGCCATCTGGGTAAATCGAAGTGATGCCCAAACTTCTGGGTCTTGATATTCACGAACTTCATCCAAGTGAATTACATCTGGCGCTGCAATACCGCGTGAGGCTGAGTTATTGGCACGAACCAAATATCTTGCGCCATCAATTAACTTAATCTCTTGTGATCCTTTGGTTTCATACTTCTTAGCAAACATGGCAGCCAGTTTGGGATGGTTCTGAATAATCTCATCTATCTTCCAGAAGATTTCCGATGAAGTTGTTAGTTTGTGAGCAGTGTGAACTTGTAATTTCTCACCTAACTCAAACATTCCCCACAAGATACGCAGCGCCAGGAAGGTAGATTTGCCCTGCTGACGAGCCACAAGAACGCCAATTTCAGAATGATGCCAGCGCCCATCTGGTTTAACTCGGTGCATCTCAATAGCCAGAAGTTTCTGCCAAGGCAGCAGTTCAAAGCCAATTGACTCACAAAAGTCGATCATTTCCTGCCCGCGTGAGGGTAAATCGACTGGTTTTGACCGAATACGCGGTTCTGTCGCCCCTAGGTAAGCCCCATCTGGGCTATCTGCGGCTATCTGGTCGAATCTAGTCATGACTTAGGTTATCACGCCTGATAGTGGGTAACTGAGTCGTTTTTGGGGGTAACTAAACCAAGGGGGGTCATGGGTGTTGAAAGCGTATCAAAAAACCTACCCCCCTTCGAATAATTACACGTTGCACAAAGACATTGTAAATTTAAAGGACTGTCATCCCCACCCAAAGTTCTTGGAACTATATGATCCACTGTATTGCCTGGTTGCCCACATCTTTGACAAGTATTCTGATCGCGCTTTAATATGCGAGCGCGTATCTTTCTCCACTGATAAGTAGAACCATCCTTGCGAAGTGCTGATTGCTTAGACATTAGTGCCAGTTGTATCTCTTGAAGTGATTAAGTGCAGCACATGATGATCCATAACGATTGTTATTATATTTGATTCCCCACTTAACCTGCTCTATTGGTGATGCAGTCTTTAGCCAAATGCTCTTGCCTTGAGGTATTCCTACTGTTCCTGATGATTTGTTAAAACTTTTGTGATTCCACCTTGACTCGTAGTAGTAAAGCGTGTTGATGCATTTGTATTCATTGATTGATAGAACGGCTTTTGCATAAGCCTTTGGTGTTTGTTGTATTTGAATACCATTATGAATTGGTGCAACGGCATTGGCTGCGCTAATGAATAGTATCCCCAGGACACTTACTACTGCGCAAGCGATCCGCGTTGCGGCTTGCGCGAAGTGCTTGAAGCACTTTAGCAAGTTAAGTGTAATCGGTCTGTCAAGTTTCAGCGTATTTCTTGGGCGTGTCATAGATTTCTCCAATTAACGATTGTCGGTTTTGTAAAACCCTTTCCCCTTAAAATGGATTGCTGGTGGTGTGAATAGTTTTATCATTTGGTCATTGCAATGAATAGGATCAGCGGTTTCTAACCCAAACGGGATAAAATGCTCATGTATTACCATGCAGGTCAGACATTGGAATTCATAGACTGGCATTGTGGACACTCCTGATTCTTTATCTTCCAGTGTCCGTATTGGTCGCAACGCTCTGGTTCTAGTGTCAAGTTCCTAGTATATCCGCCCTGGATGAACAAACCCATTAAATCATCCATTCTAATCACGCAACAATAATCTTCTGGATTCTCACCCTGGCCATTTAAGCGTAATACTGCGAATCCCAATTTCCCTGATTCTCTGTGTTTTAATTGACTCATTGCGGCCTTTGGGTCAAACCCTGCTCTGGCCTTAACTTCAACATCAAATGGAACATTGAGAACATCTGACCCAGTGCGACCAGCACCAGCAGAATCCGCGAACGGAAACCACTGGCGCATATAATCGCTCACAATTCTCTGGGTTCGATAACCTCTATGCTTCCTATGCTGGCTTGCCATAATCCCATTCCCATTCTTTACCGCATTCGCAGGTCATAGTTACTTTATCTCCAAGAGTCATAAAGGCGTATTCCCATGATCCACAGGAACATCGATATTGAAGCCTGTTACCCATTGACTGCATGACATTTCTCGCATTGCCATTGCAGCGGTGATAGACTAACTGTCC